ATATTTGGAAGTATATGTTCACAGTGCCAACTGATGACGTAATCAGATTCTTATCTACTGACTTTATTCCTATTGTTCAACCATCAAACGCTTCTAGAGCTGCTGTTCAAGCAGCTGCTGTTGCTGGATCAATTAATGTTATTTTGGTTAGAAATGCTGGATCAAACTTACCAAACGGAACTTTCTATGCTCCTATTTTAGGAGATGGAACTGGTGGTGTAGCAAAACTAGTTATTGCCAGTGGGGCAATTACTGCTGCTACTGTACAAACAGCTGGTAGTGGATATACATACGCTAGCGTTGCTTTAAAAACTGGAACAGGAAGTGGAGCAACTGCTTATGGTCTATTTACCGATTCTGCTCTAACAACTTCACAAACTGTTGGTGGTACTGCTGTAGGATCTGTAGTTGTCGTACTTCCACCTCAAGGAGGACATGGTGGTGCTGACATGGAAGGCGAACTAAATGCCAAACGAGTAATGACAAATATTCGTCTAACATATGCCGAAGGATCTGGAGATTTCCCTGTTGATAATGATTTCCGTAGAATTGGTATTATTAGAGATCCATATAATTACGGAACAACTACCTATGCCACTGTTGATACATTAAACTCTTTATATGCTGTAAAAATTACAGGAGCAACTGCTAGTTATCAAGCAGATGAGATTATTTCACAAACTGTAAACGGCAACACTGCTTACGGTACTGTTGTTTCTTGGACTTTAGATTCTGGTTCAACAACTTCTGGTGTTCTTAAGTATATCCAATCTCCAGAATTACACACCTCAAATGGCAAAGTTAGATCCTTTGCTTCTGGCGCTAATACTATTGCTGGTGCTTCTTCAGGAGCAGCTGGTTCCGTTGATGCTACAACTAATGGTACTATTCTCGGAGTAACCTTTACCAATGGATTTGCCACCCCAGAAATTGAAAACAACAGTGGCGAAATTATCTATGTAGAAAACAGAAGATTAATTACAAGAGCTGCTGATCAAATTGAAGATATCAAATTGGTAATAGAATTTTAATTATAATTTTCCTCTTAATTTACAGAGAATAATTTACAATGCCACAGAAGACTAATCTTAACGTATCTCCATATTTTGATGATTATAACGCGTCTAAGAATTTTTATAAAGTTCTTTTTAGACCTGGGTATGCTGTTCAAACCAGAGAGTTAACAACTCTACAGTCAATACTTCAATCACAAATTGAAAACTATGGTAAGTTTAATTTTAAACAAGGTGAATTAGTAGTCCCTGGTGAAGTAGGTTTAAATACAAAAGTAAATTATGTTAAGTTATCTTCAGTTTCTGAAGTAGCTATTAGTGATGGTGGAAATATTGTATATAAAAAATATGATATTAAAACCCTAGTAGGATTAAAATTAAGAGGAATTAATTCAAACGTAATTGCCAATGTAATTGAAGCAGAATATGCCACTAGTACAGATTCAGATACTTTATATGTTACATATCTAACTAGTGGAGATTCTAACAATGAAGTTACTTTTAGACAAGGCGAAACTTTAGAAGTAGTTGATGGAATCAATACTCCTTTATTAGTAGTTGGTACTGATGGTAGTGTATTGCCAACCACTGTTACAATCACTGATCCAATAACATCAGATACAATATCTTTAAAAAGCCCAGCAATGGGATTTGCTTCTGCTGTAAAAGTACAAGAAGGTATTTACTTTGTAAATGGTTATTTTGTTAGAAACGACGCTCAACTTTTAATTATTGACAAATATTATGATAAACCATCAGCAAAAATTGGATTTACAATTGTTGAGGATATTGTAACACCAGAAGAAGATGCTTCTTTGTATGATATTGCTAGAGGATCTACAAATTATTCTTCTCCTGGAGCACATAGATTAAAAATTTCTTTAGAATTGAAAAGATTTGATTATGGTGCTGTAACAGATAAGAATTTTATTCAACTTCTTCAAATAAGATCTGGTTCGATCGAGTCATTAATTAAACCAGCAGATTATACTTTATTAGAAGAAACATTAGCAAGAAGAACATATGACGAATCTGGAGATTATGTAGTCAATGATTTTTCTTTAGATATTAGAGAGTATTATCAAAAGAATGGTAATAACGGATTTTATCAATATAACACAACAACAAAATTAGTTAATGGTATTTCCGAGACTGAAGCATCACAAAAGATGGTTCTTGGAGTTGGTCCTGGAAAAGCATATGTTAAAGGTTTTGAAATTGTAAACAAAGAAACAAAATATCTTACTGTAAATAAAGCTAGAGATACTTTAACAAGAGATAATGTTACTTTGAAATCAAAAGGATTATCTAATTTTAAAATTACTAATGTTTATGGAAGTGTACCTTTAAACACTGTCGGTGACGAATTAACTGCTTATCCAAATGTATATTTAAATTCTTTATATAATGATGGTACAATTGGATTAAACAACACAGAATCTTCCACATATTTCAAACAAACTGTAGATAGAAGATCAAAAGGATTTTCATTAAGTGATGCCACAAAAACAATTTATGTTCAAATAAAAGGAGATCTTCCTTCACAAGAATCTCAATGGCCTACAAAACTTTGGTTTATTAAAACAAGATCTGGAACACAACCATCTAGTGTTGATTATGTAGATGTAATTGCCCACTCTTTAGTTAATAGACCAGAAGTATCTTCTTCATCATCACAGTACTTTTTAGAACTAACAGTTTTAGGAAAGAAAGCTTTCTTAGATACTTATCTAAAAGAATATGATGATGCTGGAGCTGGTAAATACAGATATCTTTATCTGACGGAAGCAACTGCTTTAGCAGCAGGAGAAGATTACTATGGATGGATAGTAGATTATAATCTCACCATTACTCCAGTAGTTGGTATAGCAAAACCAAAAGATTTTTCATTCAACGAAAGAGCAATTGGTTTTAATCAAGACACAGATATCATTTTATCAAAAGGAAGAACTGGTAGTGGTTCAACTCCTTATACATCTTCATTCAATTTTTCTTACTTCAATCCAGTATTTTTTACTAGAATTACAGTAGAAACTGTAATTGACCTGGGATTTACTAGTGGTAAATATATCACTGGTAAAACAAGTAAAGCATTTGGCGTAATTGAAAACGATTCTACCGAAAATTATAGCTTTGGAAATACTCTATTTGTTTCTACGTTATCAGGAAACTTTTTACCAGGAGAAACTATCTTTGATGAAGATGGTAATTCAGTAAAAATTGCTACAGAAAATACTATCTCACATTTTGTTGTTAATTATGGAGGTAATGGATATCCAGATACATCTAAATTAATTATTGATGGATCAACAATTGATGCTTCTAATGTTGCTGTCAATACTTATGGAGGAAAAGTTTATAAGTGTACAGTTTTAAATAGAAATGCTTTAAGTCAAACATACTCATCACCTCCAGTTGTTACTGTATCTCCTTCACCATCAATTTCTTCTAATGTAGCTACTGTGACGCCAGTATTATATAAAAATACTGTTTTGACCTTTAACCCACAAAATATTAAATCATTCTATTCACAGTATAATAATTACAATTACACTGCTGATGTAGATTTAACAAGTACTTCATATTCTTCATATTATCAGATTAGTAGTTTTACTTTCTCAGGAACTCAAGGATATAAGTATTTGGAATGTAATGGATTTGGAGCAGATTTATCAAAAGATTTAATTCAAGGTGACATTATTCAATTTAATGATTCTAACAATAATGTTGTAAAAACTGTTGTTCAATATGTTACAAATCCTCAGGGAACAAAAAAATCAAGGATTTATTTAGATTATGCTCTACAAACAAACATTTCAAATGCTAGTGTAATTCGTTTAAGACCAAATATTGAAAACGTATCTACATCATCACTAATATATCCAACTGGTAGCAAGCAATTAAAATCACTTATTAGTGACAATGCTGATACTAAATTTAAATATTATATCAGAAAAGATTTTACTACAGATCTTTCTTCTAGTGGTGGAACAATTACATTCTCTGCTCAACTTCCAGTAGGAACTCAAAGATTTGTTATTCCATCCGAAGCTAATTATATTCTGACTGTTTTAGATAAAGGATCGTCCACATTAGTAGAAAATGGTGACATTGTTTATATTGATTTTAATGACAGCACTAAAGTTCAGATTATTCAATCTACAAGTACAAATAATCAAATCACCGCTGGTTCATTTGTAATTAATTTGCCAACCAATTATTTTGGTTCAATTAGTAATGGTGGAACATATCCTAAATTAAAACTTACTGCTACGGTAGAAGTTAATAACGCTAAATCAAGATTAAAAACATCCATACAAAATAAAAGAATTATTATTGTATCCTCTGGAGATAAAGTAATACCATTAAGAGGAAAAGATTATGATGCCAACACTATAGAAGTATTCTCGTATTCTGATGTATATAAACTAAGATATGTTTATGAGGGAACTTCTACAGACCCAGCAAAAGTAGATTCAAATGGTAATTTAATTAGTGGTACAGATATAACTTACAAATTTACTTTTGATGATGGTCAAAGAGATACATTCTATGATGTTTCTAGACTTGTTCTTAAACCAGGATTTGATGCTCCTTCTGGTCAGTTAGTTGTTGCTTTTGATTACTTTGAGCATTCTCAAGGTGATTTCTGTACTGTAGATTCTTATTTACACGAAGCTGGTATTACAGCAGAAGAAATTCCAACATTTAATTCTGCTGTTCACGGAGTTGTATCCTTAAAAGATGTTATTGATTTTAGACCAAAAGTAGATTCTAATACAACTGTTACTGGATTCCAGGATGTATCGATTCTATCAAATCCAAGTAACTACGATTATATTAATTTTGTTGGGTCAGGTGGAGTTGTTTCTTTAACGCCAGCATCAGATTCTAATTTAGAATATACAATGTCATTTAGTGAAACACAATATCTAGATAGAATCGATGGTGTTTTCTTAACGAAGAAAGGTGATTTTATTATCAAAGAAGGAAACTCTTCATTAAATCCATCTAAACCAGAAGCAGTTGATGATGCTATAAGTTTGTGCTATATTCATATACCATCGTTTACCAATACAAGTAAAGATGTAAGAATTCTTCCAGTTGATAACAAACGTTATACAATGAGAGATATTGGAAAACTTGAGAAGAGAATTGAAAGATTAGAATACTACACATCTTTAAGCATATTAGAGCAGCAAGCATTGAATATGCAAGTTAAAGATGATATTGGTATGGACAGATTTAAGTCTGGTTTCATCGTTGATAATTTTGAAGCACATAAAGTAGGAAATCTTCAATCAGTAGATTATAAATGTGCTATTGATACTCAACAGTCTGTATTAAGACCACAATCAAAAGAAGATTGTATTTCTCTTCAAGAAGTAAATAATAGAGAAGATCAAAGAATTATTTCTGGTTATGTCAATAACAATGGGGTTGTTACTCTCCCATTCAATGAAGTAAAATTACTAGGAAATAGTAATGCTACTAAAACAATTAATCCAAATGAATTTGTAGTTTTACAATATGTTGGTGATGTTTCTATCTCACCTTTGGTTGATCAATGGTATGATACTAACACAGCTCCATTAGTTGTTGATAGTAATACTCAATTAAACTCTATTTTCTTAGCAAAAGAAAATGTAAAAGAATCTTTCTCAAGTCTTTTTAATTCATTCATTATTAATTGGGTTGGAACTAGTAAAGCATTTTTCAATATAGAATCATTAGCTAATATTAATAGCGAAAATATAAAATCAAGTGTAAGTTCTGCTTCAGTATCTAGTAGTTCAAATATTAGTCCACAAAATAATGAACTAGCAAAAGGTGTTGGTTCTAAAGTTGTCAACAATACAAAAGTATCAACTGGATTACAATTTTTTGTAAGATCTATTCCAGTTAGATTTATTGTACGTAGATTAAAACCAAATACAAAAATCTATGTATTCATGGAAGGAAGAAACATCAATAGATGGGTTGTTCCTGATACTAAGTTCACAGGTATTCCAGAAAATTCTTTATCTACTTTCAATTCACCTTTAGTTACTGATGCTAATGGTAATTTAAGTGGTGTTATTTTGATTCCTAATGGTTTAGCTCCTGTAGAAAATACTAAATGGACTGGTGATGTAAATACTGTTTCTTATGATGATTCTTCAGAAGAAATTAAATTCACTTGTGGTGCTAAAACTATCACATTTACATCAAGTTCTGAAAATTCGATGACAGATGATGTGGATACATTTGCTGATGTCAAATTCTATTCTACTGGTATTTTACCAGAAAATCCATCAAGCATCGTATCAACTGTTCCTGCTTATTTCAAAGCAAACGAAGGTGTACAGTTGATCAATAATAATACTCAATCTAAAATTAAACCAAATCCATTAGCACAAACTTTCAAAGTAGAAAATTATGAAGGCGGTGTTTTTGTTACAGGAATTGATTTGTTCTTTGCTTCCAAGAGTTCTAATATTCCGATTAGAGTTTACATTTCAAATATAGATTCAGATAAACCTGGAAAATATATTATACCTGGAACAGAAAGTACTGTATATCCAGATACATATTTGAAAGTTTATTTAACTGGTGATGTAGATACAATCAAAGTTAAGAAATCAGAACTTGTTTTAGGTAAGACTTCGAATGCTCAAGGACCAATTTCAAAAGTATATGATAAGAATAATATTTTAGTTGGTGATGAAAATAGTCCTGAATTTGAATTAAATAAAGAGCAAGTTTATACTCTTGTTTTAAGTAATCACAATGGTAAATCATTTGTTGCTAACGAAGCATTAGTTATTCCTTCCGTTACTACATATAACGCTACAAATAACAAATCTGCTTTAATTAGCATTGCTAAAGATTCTGGTAGAGTTATTGATTTGAAAGTTGCTAGTTTAGGAGAAAACTATGAAAGTGCTTCTATTGTTATCGAAAGTCCTCAACTTCCTGGAGGAAGTACAGCAACTGGATCTGTAGATGTTTCTAATGGATCAATTTATAACGCTACAATCTCTTTAAATGGTAGAGGATACACAGAAGCACCTTCAGTTGTTATTAAAGGCATTGGAACTGGTTCTGGTGGTGCTGTAATCGAATCTACTATAGAAATTGATACCCCAGCTGTAAGAATGGGTATTGCTATTGATTCAGGACTTCAAAAGGAATCCACAACTCCAACAAGATTTGCTTTTGAGTATCCAGTTTATTTACAAAATGATGTCAAGTATTCTTTGAATATTGAAACAGATTCTATTGATTATACACTATGGGCATCTAAATTAGGAGAAATAGAAAAAGCAACTAGTGCTGTAGTTACATCACAACCATTATTAGGTTCTGTGTATAAATCACAAAACACTGATAACTGGACTGAAGATTTATCAGAAGATATTAAGTTTACTATGTATCGTGCTGATTTTAATACATCAAAATCTGGCGAACTGTTATTAACAAATATGCCATTAGATTATGAGTTATTACAAAAAGATCCTTTTGAAACCAGTGTACGTTCAGCAACAAATGCTACCTCACCATTATTTAAAAACAACAATTATGTTGTAAAAATTAATCATAGAGATCATGGATTTGAAGACAAAGGAATGTCTTACGTATTCTATAGAAATGTAGAAGATGTTGGTGGTATTTCTGCTGTATTATTAAATTCTTCATTGTTTGAAGTTTATAATAATGGTATCGATAGTTACAACATCATTGGACCAAACAGAGCTGGTTTAAGTACATTTGGTGGAGGTAAAAAAGTTCTATCAACATATAATAGGAAATATGAAAAACTATATGCTCAGATAGGATACTTACAAGTTAAGTCTACTAAGATTGATAGTTATGTTAAGACTACAAATATCGTTCCAGTAGATTCCAAAACTATCAATTATACATCATATTCTCAATCTGATTATGAAAAAACTTTTATTAATGACGAACATTTCTTTATTAATCAAAAAGTAATTGCTTCTAGAATCAATGAAACAATGAATAGCATTGATAATTCATTAATTTACAAATTAATGCTATCTTCTACTTCATCCAATCTTTCGCCTGTAATTGACTTAAGAACTTCATCTGTAAAAACTATATCAAATAGAGTAGAAAATTCTACAGGTCAAGAAGATAGATTTGGAAAGAGAAATCAAATTCTTTCATTCCTTCCAATTTATAATCTTTCTATATCAGTTCTAGGACCAGCTGGTTCAATAGAAGCAAATCAATCATTTGTTGGCAACGCTTCAAAAGCAGAAGCAACTGTTATTTCTGTAACTGGATCTATAGCACAAGTGAAATTGAAAACAAATACAGGATTTATTAAAAATGAAACAGTATCTGTTAAGCAAACTGATGGAACAACTCTATCATCAGTTACTGTAACAATTACTGATATCAATGAGTTATCATTTAGCTTCGATGAAAATTCAAACATTGTTTCTTACTTCCCACAAAATGCTACAATATCTTATGATAATAAGATTAATGGCAAAGTGTTATCATGGGATTCTAAGAATAAAGAATTAATCGTTGAAAATTCATATGCTCCTATCAATCTAGACTATAATAGTAAGATTACTTTAAATAGTCCTTTCACAAGATTGGAAAATACTTCTGATCAAATACCAGATATTTTTAGAGTTGGTGATGTTATCAAATCTTCTGATGGAAAATATGTTGAAGTAGATCAAATGACATTTACAAATGGCGTTGATTATATTACTGAGACTAGTTCTAAAAATAGTTCTGCTTTAGCTAAGTATGTAACTAAAGAAATTTCAATCAATAGTCCTGGAACTTCGATTGATGTGAGAACTACAGCAAATATCAAAGACGTAGAAAATATCAAGATACTTTATAAGATTAAATTATCTTCTTCACAGTCAAACTTTGATGATATTGATTGGAAGTATTTTAATGCTGATGGTTCCCCTGATAATAGAGATCTTGCTAAACCAGCTAATTCAATTTCTGGTCAGTTTGAAAAACAAGATTATTATCAAGAGTTGAAATATAGTGTTGCTAACTTACCAGAATTTACTTCATTTGCTATTAAAATTGTAATGAAAACAAATGATCCTGTATACGTACCTAAGATTCAAGATATAAGAGCAGTAGCAAGTTATTGATAAATGGATTATTTGAAAGTTAGTGGTCATGATGGTCTCGTAAGAGATAAGGATACAGGAGCCATTATAAATACTGATAAAAGCGTATTTGAAAGTGTCAAAAAAGCACGTCTAAATGCTTCTTCGTTTCATCAAATCCAACAAGATGTTCACCTTCTAAAAGAAGAGCTTTCTGATATCAAAAATCTTTTACGAGAGTTATTAAAAAATGGCAGTTAGAAATGTAGCTAAGAATTTTACCTTAGAACAGCAACGTCAACAAGTTAATTTAATAGGAGCTGATTTAGGCGATATTTCTTCGCTTAACACGCCATTACCAAATACTCTTGCTAGAGCAATTAATTATCTTGATGGAACAGTCTCTTCATATGAAGGGACTGTTTGGTATGTTAGTACAAACGGTGTTGACTCAATTGATAACGATCCTACTTCTGCTGGATATAGAAAAAATCCAGGAAGGACTAGAAACGTTGCTTTTAGAACTGTAAAGTATGCTCTTTCACAGGCATCTTTTGGTGACACAATTCATATTGGTCCTGGTACTTTCCAAGAGATTTTTCCTCTTACTATTCCAGCTGGTGTAACAGTTAAAGGTACAACTATTCGTTCAACAAAGATTGTACCAACTCCAGCAACTAATACAAAAGATTGTTTTTTACTCAATGGAGATACTGGAGTAGAAGATCTTACAGTTGGAGATATGTTCTTCAACCCACTTCTAAACACAGGATGGGCATTTAGATTTGCTACA